CATTACAAATTCGTTGATGGTGTCAATGATCGCAAATCTCGGCATTGACGTAAGACCCGTGCCAACGCTGGTAAACGTCGTTGTGTCCGTAATGAGGGACTGCGTTTCCTTCGCCCCGGCAAAGGTCAGATTGCCATACTGAGCGAATTGCCACCGCGATACCGCACTGATCGTCACCGATGTGTTCGCCGTCCACGCGCCCCCGGAACGAACATAGATATTCGTCGGCGTTCCGCCAAACATCAAATTCTGGTTGTCCACTCGTCGCGCATACCAGATGCCGACCGATGTAGCCGATAAACTGGTCTGCTCGATCACCGGAAGGAACGCATTGGCCCCCCTGTACCCGCGAGATGTGGGGACAATGTTATTCGTCGGATCAGTCAGCGAATCCTGTGCAACAGGATCGTTGTCAGGTTGCCAATTGGAAAAGGGTATGAACATCAGTCGTTGGGAGACAGCATCCCCGTTGATTGCAGTACCGACGCATCGGCGAGCAGGCCCTTGTATGCTTCGTCTTCCAGTTGCTTGAACATCGACGCCTTCTCAAAATCGTCCAGTTTGCGCTGGCAGATCATGCGGCAGGCCCGCGACCGGATCAGTTCCTCGCCTTCGGTCAGCCACGCATTGGTTATGTTCGTGATCCCATCCAGCGTCACCAGCTTGACGTGCGCGGGTATGGCAGCGCCAATGTTCCCCGTCAGCACCGGGTAGACATACATCGAACGGTTGTAGGTGGTGAAGAAATCGGGGAAGTTGGAGGTCGTTGTGGTGTTGTTCACCATCTCGAAGTACCGGTTCCACGGCACCGCTTCCACGACAATGAAGCGAGATGAGTACAGCACCGTCACCCCGTCAATGGCCCAGATGTCTTCCACTTCGGGATCATTCGCAACCAAGGCAGAGAACGCAAACACCGACGTTGCCGATAGGGTGGCGTCCAGAATCCGCTCGTTGAACGTGAATCGCGACGATTCGTAATAGCCGATGGCCGACAGAATCTCGCGCTTGGCAATGTCGCCCAGCTCATCGAACGGTCGAGACAGATCGTCCAGAACCCTTGTTACTGTTTCAGCCAGAGTCGGCATGAGGCTTCATTCCTTAACAGTTGGTCGAATACCTTGTCCACTTGCTCATCAGTCGGCGGCTTCGGCAATGTCCGCTGGCGAGAAACGGAACGGACGGGCGGGGCGATTGGCAATTCTTCTGATTTCTGCGCCTGCATTGCAAAGACCGCTCTCCTCCGCATGAATCATCTCCATGAAGTTCTGCCACCATTCGTCGGACCCCTCGCACCCGTCGTATTCGGGGAAGTAAGGCCCCCCCAATGTGTAGTGATAATTCTTCGCTGCGGTATCAGGCGCGTACTCTCCCACCAGATGATTCCATTCTCGTCCAAGCTCTCCAATCTGATCGTCTGTAGTCCATTGGAAACGGTGCAAGTAAGGACCGGTAGCCTCATTGACCACCTCTGGCGTGAGTTTGCGGCAGCGATAGTTGTTGAACAGCATCACCGACGACCAATTCTTCCGAGGATATGTCTCGTTCTTTGACCCAAGAAACTTGGTTTTGACGGTCGATTCGTAGTCATGCTGGACGCAGAATACCGCTTTGTACCAAGCCCCGATGGGGTTACAGAGCGCAGCCAGTTCCGCAACGTCCGCACGGAATAGCATGTCGCAATCCATGAACAAGGCCCAGCCTTTGTAGTCGCACAGGTACGGCACAAGGAAGCGCGAAAACGAGAAGTCTGTCGATTCGGAGGATGACTTCTCCCGGTTGAAGACCGGCAGGAGATTGTTCCGCGAAAGCGGTGTGATAGCCAACGGAATGCTCGAATGCTTCCGTAGAGAATGCTCGAGGACATGGTAGGCAATCGACTCCCGTGGATCAAAACCGATGAAGATGCGGAACGGATGGGCGCTCATGCCGCCACCCGCTCATCTGCCAGATCAGACCAATCAATGACTTCGTGACTGTTGCCGATCATAAGCGCACGGTCATGCACCCAATCTGCATTCCTTGGTTTGCCCCACACTTCATAGTCGTAGTAGCTAATCGTGGGTTGGCGCAGGAAGTTGCCCGTGACGACGGGGCGCGTTTCGTACTTGCCCATCACCCGCGACATATCTTCCTCAAACACCGCGAACCCGTACCACGACGACTGGCCTATCTCTTTCTGCGTCCGCAACGGAAACCGACTTGCATTCTCCCGTCGCTGGGCGATGAAGCCGGGTAGCTTCTTCAACTGCTCGATGCCGATTGCGGCCTGCAACTCGGTCGGGCGCACGTTGTATCCCGGAAGGATGAAGGTGAACTTATCCGGCTTCGCCCATAACCTGTTCTTCTCCGGCAGATGCCGCGTCCACCCGTGCGAGCGTAGCGACAGGAGCATGTGGTAGTACTCCTCGTCATCCGTCGTTACCATTCCGCCTTCCATCGTGCAGATGTGGTGCGAAAAGAAAGTCGAATGCGAAGCCATGACGCCAAAGCTGCCCGTTCTTCGGCCACCGTACATCGCCCCCATTGCCTCGCAGTTGTCCTCAATAATCTGTGCCTTGCGAGGAAACTTGTCATAGTCGTTAGGGTTGCCCAGCAGGTTGATAGCAAGAATCAGGTCGGCGTTGTGGTGCATGGTGGCATTCCACAATGCCGCTAGATCGTAGTTCAGCGTTTCCCGGTTGATGTCCACAAAGATCAGTTTCCACCCGTATTGCTGGAACGGGCTGTAGGACGTTGACCAGCCCACGGTCGGGACGATGACCTTGCCCGCCCCGTAGCGCAGGGTATACGCCGCCACCATCAGCAGGTTGGCTGACGATCCGCTGTTCACGGCCACACAATACTTGGTCCCGCAGTAGTCGGCATAGGCTTGCTCGAAGGCCGCTACTCTAGCGCCCATCGTGAAATGATCCCCGTCAATGATGGCATGAGCAGCAGCGCGTTCTTCCGGTCCCCAGGTAACACTAGCAAGTTGCTTCATGGCCCCCCCTTTGTTCTAAATGCTCTTGATGGTATGCGTTCTCAGGAGATGCCTCGAAAGCCTTGCGCCCTCCTTTGCGATGGTCGATGTACTGCCCCAAATCGGAATGTGCCATCGGATGGCCCACAAGCGTCTGGTCGCCCGACAGGTTGTATGCCGTCATCTTTCCGGCTGTAATGAAGCGATCAATGGCGTTATCCAGAACGTAGCAGTCAGTCCAGTGGTAGAGTTTTTGGTACTTGTCCTCCAAGTACACCCAAGCCATGAATTCCATGAACTCCTTGTGTACCGGATGGGCGCAGTTGACCACCCAAAAGCCCGTTTCCGTCCACCGCGCAGGTCGCCAGTAATGCGCGATGTAGGATTCGCTGACATAGCCTTCGATCAGCCCCGCAGGAATCTTCTGGTAGGTGATGCAGTCGGCATCCAGCCATACCGCGATGCCCTTGTAGTTCTTGGTGGCCTCGTACATGGCGAATATCTTGTGCGAGAACTTGACCGCCGAGTGCTTCCAATCCGGGGTCGGATCGTCTTTGTGTCGATCCTTCCATTGCCGGAAGTAGGTCAGAAAGTTGAGATCGTTACGCTCTATCCAGCCATCGGTGTTGCCGCACCCTGCCTGCTCGATCATCTGCATTTCGTCGTCTTGGTACGGCAATTGATAGCCCTCGGTGTACCAATAGAACTCCGTACCGGACGGCCAATGCTTGCGACTATCGAGCCAACCTTGGCCGTATTGATTGAAGCCTTCTTCGTGAGCGGTTGTGATTACGCGCATGGTCATCCCGCTGCACACTCGGCACATGCCGTGCCGGAAACATCTTTGTTCAGATGCGCCTTGCGAAGCGTCTGGAATGACGTGCTGTTCCACGCATCCTCGAACGAGGTGGACTTCAAGTCGGCCATCGCCAAGTCACCATCCAGCCCCGTCCCGAAACAGCACGCTGCCAGCATCCCGTCGGCGGTCACATGGGCCTCGGTGAACACGGCCCAGCAAGGTAGCGTTTCCGTCCGCATGTTATCCAGCCGGCCAGGATTTCCGGGACGGGGCTTCCACCCCGCCGCCTTCGCGGCACCGCTCATTCCGTACAGCGGAAGCCAGTAGTGCTCATCCACATACGGCAGGATTTGTTCCACGACTGCCTTCATCTTCTTGCCCTGTTCCCCGTCGAAGGCAATGCTGGAAGCGTAGAGCTTGGTCTTGTACCCGCCTCGTTCGCGTATCTCGTAGGCTTTCTTGACGTGATAGATAACCCGGTCGAACGTGCGCGCGGCAACCTTGGCAACGTCTACCAATTGCTGGGCATCGTAGAAGTTCAGGCTGAATTTGAGCGAATCCAAGCCGGCACGCATGGCCGCTTCGACCCGTGGGGGGGTTGCGACGCTGCCATTGGTCGTCAGGAAGACGTAGGGATAACCAATCTCCCGACACTCCGCAATGGCATCTGGTAGCCACGATACCGAGAACGGTTCGTTGATGTAGAACAGACCCGCTTCCCGCGTACCGGCGTCGTATGCCTCTTGCATGATTCGCGTAAAGAGTCCCCGGTCCATATCAATCTTGTCGTTCTCACGCACCGAACGAACGCAGAAGTGGCACTTGTACGCGCACCGGCTGTTAAGTTCGATCTTGATCGAAGGCGGCGCAGGTATCCGCTCATGGAGGTACTCCGGCTTGACGTGAACGATGTTGTCGATGCGTTCCGTGATGCTCATGGTTGCACCACCATGATCGCAAAGATGAACTGGTCGGGCACCGAAATCTCCCGCACCTTCCACCGCTTGATGAGATGCGGAATCCACCACTCCGGCGACTCGATGATGGCGTGCGCGTTCCTGCCGTCGGGCAGATGCTTGTTCGCCGCATGAGTGTCGATCAGAAACATGATGGTGTTCTTCGTCAGTCGCTTCAGATCGTCCAGTACGTCTTCCAGGCATTCCGGCTCAATGTGCTCCAGAACATCCCCGCAAATAACGAGGTCA